GTCACACCTTCCGCCGCACTCGCCCGTGAGAACGTCAAGGCCTGCATTCGTCTGGCAGTGGACGCCCACAAGCGGGGGGATGAAAAGACGGCAGTTGATTACCTTGATCGGGCGCTCGCCTTGGCCAAAGAGTTTGACTTGATTTAATTACTGGACACCCTAGATATACCAGAAGCGCAAAACAGGAGTATTCCACATGCTACACCCTGATTACCCTACTGAGCTACTCCTTGAGCAGATCAAGCTAGAGGAGGAAATGCGATCCGCAACCGAGGCTCGTTATTACCGCAACCATGAGAAGGCTGAGGAGCGCGAAGAGCTCTCGGAGACCCACATAGGTCGCAACACCCTAAAAATGGTGATCGAGCCCTTTATTGAGGGGATCGAGGAGTGGATTACATCAATCGAGGCCGGGGGCGCTGGGCGTCGCCCTCGTGCCCTAATCCTGATGAAAGAGTTCGGGGATGTTGACGCTATGGCGTACATCTTCCTTCGCCACCTCATTAACACAACCCTGACCCTGTCCAATTCAGGCAAGGGGAAGCTCGCCAAGAAGACGCGGGTTGTCCTGAGTGCAACCCAAGCGATCCATGATGAGCTTCGCATGCGGTATTTCGCGGATAACCGCAAGGCTCTGCTGAAAACCATCATGCGTGATTTCAAGCGCAGGGAACTTCCCCGCCGACGCCGACGTGACCTGATGATAAAGCAGTTCCAGCATCAACAGCTGGAGTGGAAGGCTGACGGATGGGACACCCGCAATCGCCTAGGTCTCGGGCTTGTCCTGTTGCAAATATTTCAGCAGGCCACAGGCCTAGTGGAGGACGTTAGGGTTACCAACGGTCCAAAGACAATAGACTGCATCTCTTTCACACCTGAGATGCTCGCCAAGCTCGTAGAGGCCATGGAGGACAGCGCAAACCTGTTTACGGTGTTCTATCCTACAGTCATACCTCCTCGCCCATGGGAAGACTATAACCTGACCAGCGGTGCGTACTACACGACAAACGTAGAACCATATACCCTTATCAAAGGGGCCAAGCTTACCTTCATCAGTGAGCTTGAGAACAAAGGCATTGCCGAAGTTCTTGCACCTATCAACGCTCTTCAAAACACTGGCTGGCGTGTGAACAACACCATGGTCGAGGTTCTCGAGCACGTATGGAGCAACGGTATCGAGGTGTCAGGGCTGACCAGTGCTGACCCTAAGCCTATCCCTGAGCCACCCCAAGGCATCGACGACAGCGAGGAGATCGCCAAGGAGTATCGCAAAGAGTGCTACATGATCCACGACATGAACCGTCGCATGATCTCCAAGCGCATCTCTGTTCTTCGCACCCTGAGCCTCGCCAAGCGTTTTGGTGGGTATGAAGCTATCTACTTCCCGCATGACGTAGACAGCCGGGGACGTGTGTACCCTAAGCCAGCCTTCTTGAACCCACAGGGCCCCGACTATGTCAAATCCCTGCTCGAGTTCTCCGAGGGCAAACCCATCGACACTGAAGAGGCTGCAGGCTTCCTCGCGATCGCTGTTGCGAACGCATGGGGCCACGACAAGCTTCCTCTGCAAAAGCGTGTTGATTGGGTAGAGGCCAACGAAGAGATGATGCTTCAAGTGGCGCATAACCCCACAGGTGATCTCAGGTGGACACAGTGTGACGAGCCCTTCATGGCCCTTCGGGGTGCTATTGAGTTCGCACAATACTCGGTCGAGGGTTTCGGCTATGTATCGCACATGCCAATTCACTTCGACGCCACTTGCTCAGGCCTCCAGCACTTCTCGGCGCTGTTGTCCGACGAGGTTGGTGGCTACCATGTTAACCTGACCGGAGATAATGAGCGTCAGGATATCTACGCAGCAGTCGCAAAGAAGGCCACTGAGAGCCTCAAGGCCCTCGGGACTACCCACGCCAGCATCGCCCTCGAGATAGGCGTCACACGGGCTCTCTGTAAGCGTCCTGTGATGATCGTACCATACGCTGGGACGTTCTCTGCTTGCATGGACTACACATGGGATCACTACAAAGCCCTGTTCGAAGGTGGCGAGGCTATGCCAGTGGAGATGGACATTATCAGAAAGCACATTGTTCCTCTGGTAGCCAAGCATGTCTGGTCTGCTATTGGTGATACAGTCATAGCTGCCCGTGTTGCCATGGATTGGATCACCAAGTCAGCTCGTATTGCCGCCAAGGGGAACTTTGCTCCGTTCGTATGGACAACCCCAGACGGCTTTGTTGTTCGTCAAGCAACCTACGAGCAGAAGACTGAGAGGTTCAACACCTTCCTCGATGGTAAAATGTCTAAGCTGTCGATCACCCGGGAGAGCAACGTGCTGGACAGCCGTAAAATGTCTTCCAGCCTTTCCCCTAACTTTATCCACAGCCTTGACGCCTGTCACATGCGTATGTCGGTGGCCTTGGCCCTCGAAACTAATCGTTGCATGTCTTTTGCAATGATTCACGACAGCTTCGGTGTTCACGCTGCGGACATGCCCACGTTCGTAGAGGAGTGCATCAAGCCAGCCTTTGTCGAGATGTACGAAGGGACTGACCTTCTCGCCAAGTTCAAGAAAGAGATGGAGGTAAACCTAAAAGGAGATGACGAGTTCGCAGACCTGCCACCTAAGGGAACACTGGATATCAATGAGGTCCGTAATTCTCAGTTTTTCTTCAGCTGAGTAATTACTGGACACCCTTGAAATAAACCCCAGAGTTTAAACCCTAAGTGTAACTAGAGTTAACCAAAAGGATTGATTATCATGAAGCAACAACAACTAGAGCAAACTATAGTTCAACTTGAGAAGGAACTCGAGACACTCCAAGATGCTGTGAACGAAGAGTTCATTCGTCTTACCAATCTCTACAAAGAGGGGAAGATCGACGCCCAACAGGAAGTGTTTGGTAAGCAGGCTCTCATTCGTGTCGTGAAGTCAGCCATAGGTGAGGAAGAAGGCAATCGTTGGCTCTCCCAAATCAGTGAGTATATCTACTGGGAGTAATTAGTGGACACCCTTGATATAACCCAAAACCGCAGCAAAGGATTACAGTCATGAACATCATCATCTCCCGCCTAGGAACTGGCTTCACTCTCATGGTAGACGGTGTAGCCCACGGCATGTACCGCTCTAAGGGTGCAGCACAGGTTGCAGCTCTCAATCTCAAAGAAAATGCGTAAGATCGCACTCATATAAGACCTATTCACATAAGGAACACCAAAATGACCACGGACGCAATCAAAGTATCAATCGGCCCCGGTCGCGCAGTCTACCCACGGCTGCAGACCCCTGACACCAAGTACGACGAGCTAGGTGCATACAAGTCTGATATCTCAGTGCCCAAAGCAGAGGCCAAGGAGAACATGGACTTCCTCGCCAAGGTCTACAAAGACCACGTTGGTTCGGCACCTAACAAGCTCGACAACACCATGTGGTCGGCAGAGACGGACGAAGAGGGCGAGCCAACTGGCAACATCGTCTTCAAAATCCGTGTGAAGAACAAGATGACCAAGAAGGGTGAACTCTGGGATCGCAAACCCAAGCAGTTCGACGCTGCCCTTCGCCCATGCAACGTTAACCCGTGGGGTGGTTCTATCCTCGCGGTCAACGCTGAGGTGTACTGCTGGAAGAACAAGGACAAGGCCGGGGTATCCCTCCAGCCTAAAGCTGTTCAGATCATCAACCTTGTCGAAGCTGAGAAAGGCCAAGGGGCATCCCCTGAGGGCTTTGGCTTTGAGAAGAAGGATGGCTTTGTAGCAGATGACGACGCTGACGGCTTCACTGCAGCTGGCCAAGTAGATACCAGCTCCGACGACGACGAAGCAGAAGACGGTGACTACTAGAAAGCTAACCAAGCGGCAGATCGGGATAGCCTACGGGTTCAGATCAGGTTTCGAAAAGGAAGCCAGTGATGAACTCGAGGCTCTCGGTGTGCAGTTTGAATATGAGAAGCAGAAGATCAAGTATGAGAAGCCCGCCAAGAAGGCAACATATACACCTGACTTCGTCATATCCACACGCCTCGATGGCGTCACCCCTAAGAAGCGTCCTTTGGTCCTTGAGACTAAGGGGCGCTTTTTGGCGTCTGACAGGCAGAAACATTTACTGATTAAGCACCAGCATCCTGAGATTGACCTAAGGTTCGTCTTCCAGAATGCCAAAACAAAGATCACAAAGGGATCGCAGACCACGCTCGCAATGTGGGCCGAGAAGAACGGCTTCCAGTGGGCGCACAAGACCATCCCCACAAAGTGGCTGGATGAACCATGAAACTCCGAACCGACTACTTCGAAACCAAAGAACGCGAGGAAACCAGATACATCGCAGTTCGTGACACCCTAACCAAACCATCGGTTGCTGAAGGTATGACTGTATTCGACATAGATGCAGATCACTGCAGGCGCGGAAGATTAGGGATTGGATATCACGCCCTCGTTCTATGCGACGGGACTTGGGTTATGGGAAGAGGATGGGACACCATAGGTGCTCACTCTCGCAACCTAGACACAATCTCAGTGGCCATTGGCGTTGTTGGTGGCGTAGACGAAGAAGGTAAGCGCATGAACACGCGTACACCTGAGCAAATGGAGACTATCGTGAACTTGATCGAGAGGATGCAAATCATGTATCCAGACGCTGAGGTACACGACAATCCGAATTAGTGGACACCCTCGATATAACCCAAAACCGCAGCAAAGGATCATCCATGGAAGAGAGCAACTCAGACTACCTGTTTCTAGGACCTTGCGATGCTTGCGGTTCCTCTGATGCTAAAGCGGTCTACTCGGACGATCATACTTATTGCTTCTCATGCCTCAAGTATGGTCATCCACCCGAGGGCACCTCGAGCACACCAAAGCCAGCCCGACCCAACAAAGGTGAACGGGCGTTCCTACCCATTGGTGAGTTCCGTGCCCTCGGGAAGCGGGGGATCATGGTCGAGACTTGCAAGAAGCTCGGCTACTCCGTCACCGAAGATGAACAAGGCACGACTGTCCAGTGTGCTAACTGGAGAGAAGACGGCCAGATCATTCGTCAAAAGCTCCGCTACCCCGACAAGACATTCAGTTCCATAGGTAACCCCAAAGCGGGTCTATGGCCTGAGGGTGTCTGGAAGGGTGGCGGTCGTATGCTCGTTATCACTGAGGGTGAGATCGATGCGCTAACTGTGTGCCAGCTAAACGGCAACAAGTGGCCTGTCGTGAGTTTACCCAACGGTGCCGACAAGAGTGGCAAGGGTGCCGCCAAAGACTTGGCCCATTCCCTTTCATTCGTTGAGAGCTTCGATAAGGTTGTGTTCATGTTCGATATGGACGAGCCCGGTATGGCCTCAGCCAAGGCATGTGCCTCTATCATTACACCCGGCAAGGCGTTCATCGCCCAACTGTCTGGGAAAGACCCCAACGCCATGCTCCAAGATGGCAAGGGTGGTGATGTTATTCAGGCTATGTGGGATGCCAAGCCGTTCAGGCCTGATGGTATCCTTAACGCCAATGAACTTTGGGATCGCGTCAAGCTACCCAAGGAGAACAACAGCACACCATACCCATGGGAAGGCCTCAACCGTCTCACGGGTGGCAACCGCAAGGGTGAACTCGTCGTCTGGACCGCAGGGTCTGGCGTCGGCAAATCTGCAGTTGTCCGTGAGGTTGCCTTCGACCTTCTCCGTCAGAACGGTAAGAAGATCGGTATGATTATGCTCGAAGAGAACATCGAGCGAACAGCCCTAGGTATGATGGGCATTGAACTTAACCACCCACTCCACCTCGATCGGGGTGAGTTTACAGAGAAGGAGTTACACGATGCGTTCTTGGCCACTAATGGTTCGGATCGCCTTTGGCTTTACGATCACTTCGGTAGTACTGCTGCAGGTAATCTTCTGGATCGCGTTCGCTACCTCGCTAATGGATGCGAGTGCGATTACATCGTTCTAGACCACCTATCAATGGCCGTCTCAGATGCTGAGGCTAACAGAGACAGCGGCCTAGACGAGCGCAAGCTTATCGACATGCTGATGACCAAGCTCCGCAGTCTCGTAGAAGAGACAGGCGTTGGCCTACACGTCATCAGTCACCTCAAGCGACCCTCGGGTGACCGTGGGCACGAAGACGGCGCTATGACCTCCCTCAGCCAGCTGAGAGGGTCTCACAGCATAGCCCAACTATCAGACATGGTCATCGGACTAGAGCGCAACGGCCAAGACGCCGAGCACTCCAACGAGACCACTGTCCGCGTACTAAAGAACCGCTTCTCCGGCCTGACCGGGGTGGCAACGACACTCCACTACGAGCCCATCACTGGCAGATTGTCCGACGAGGTTCCCCCAAGTAACTATGGGTTTACCGAAGCCGGGGCTGGCGATGACTATTGATGAAACCTTTGAACACGCCGAGAAGCTATGTCTCTTGGCTGTTCAGAACCCTGATCGCTGGTTGGTCCTCTACCACGAGGCACAGCGAGAAGTTCGCAAACATGAACATAATGGATGGAAAAGGAATACTGGAATGACACAGAACGCAAAGATCATGAAGCACCTCGAGAAGGCTGGTTCAATCACGGTACGCGAAGCTATCGTGGAATACTCAATTCAGTCGCTGACCAAGCGTATCGCAGAGCTGCGTGAAGCAGGCTACGATATCGTCAGCACTGTTCGCCACCACCCGATGACAAAGCAGAAGTACGTCCGGTACACGCTGCAGTCGTAAACAGAACGGGTGAGACCGGGGACTACTCAGATTGAAACACCGAGCTTCTGCAGCAGGCGTCGGGCGTCCCCACTTTCACAACATCACAGGAGATCGACATGGCAAGATATGTATTCGACATTGAGACTGACGGTCTCCTAGACCAAATGAC